CCGAGAACTTCAACGCCGCTGCTGCCGGGTCCGCCGTCTCCGTGGGACGGAAAGGTGATAGAAGCGACGCCAGCGGCGTTGAAGTTCTCGGAAATTGGCGACATGTTCAGCTTCGGATAGCTAGATAGGAGACGTCGGTGGCGGACGACGGTATGGGCTTTGAGATCGCTCGCGCCTATATACAGATCTCCGCCAAGGAAGACGGCCTGCGCGACCAGGTCAACACCATGCTGGAGCGAGCAGTCTCCGGTCAGGCGATGCGGATCCAGCTGGAGGCTCAGGACGAGGGCCTGAGAGAGCAGGTTTCGGCCAAGATCAAGAAAGCCGAATCCGGCGAGCAGCTCGATATTCCGATGCACATCGAGGATGAGGCTGCGGTCGGGCACGCCAAAGCCGAGATCGACGAGCTGAAGGCAGAGTCCCACGTAGACCTGCATCTGGAGACAGGCGACGCTGAAGCCAAGCTGGCAGCGGTTGCGGCCGAGGAAGAAGAGGTAAAGCTCAAGGCCGACGACATGGGCGACTCCTCCGGCATTGACCGGTTGCGGGCCTCGATCGACGGTCTGGCCGGGGACATCATCGGTCTGAATCAGTCCGTGGATACTGTTCACGGATCTCTGGGCGACGTGAAACAAGCAGCTGACGAGGTTCGGACGGCGCTTGAAGATTCTGGGCGTGCCGCCGAGGACGCCGGAGATGGCGTCGAGGGGGCAGCCAACAAGGCCGAACATTTCGGAAGATCTGCTGCCAGCGCGACCAACAGCGGCAGCGGCATGAGCGGCATGATGATGTCGATGATCGGGGCCGCTCTAGCTTTGGCTCCGGCGCTGGCTGCAATTCCGGCTGCCGTTTCCGGGTTCGGACTGGGTATCGGCGCGGCCATGGGGGCGATGAAGGGCGTGATGGAGGCGGTGTCGGCCGCCGACCAACAGATGTCTGGCGGGGGAGCTTCCACCGGACAAGCCGCTCAAACTGCGTTCTCGAACGCGATACAGATTCGTGACGCTGAAACAGCGATCGCCGACGCCCGCCGCCAGGCCGCGATAGCCACCCAGAATTCGGCCGACCAAATCGCCTCCGCGCAGCAGCAGGTGGCGAATTCGATGTATTCGGTACAGCGAGCCGAGCAGTCGCTGCAGAATGCCGAACAGTCGGAATTGCTGTCTCAGCAACAGCTGACCCAGGCGCGCGAGGACGCCACCAACGCACTGGTCGATACGAATAACGCGGCGGCCGACGCCCACCTGTCGGTGCAGGCGGCTCAGCTGGGAGTGGCCGACGCCCAGCGCAACTTGCAGCAGGTAAACGATAACAGTCTGTCCACTGATCTGCAGAAGCAACACGCAGCGTTGCAGCTGGCCCAGGCGCAGCAAGCGCTGATAGACGCGAAGCAGCGTGATTTGGAGGCCACTCAAAAGGCCAACCAGGCGGACAAGAACGGGGTCGACAACGCACCGAACGTGCTCCAGGCCCAGCGCCAGTTGCAGTCGGCAATTGAAGCAGTGGCCGTTGCACAACATGGAGTGGCGGCGGCCAGCCAATCGGCGGCGAACGCTCAGCACGCGTTGGAGGTCGCTCAGCGAAATGCTGCCAACCAACAGATCAGCTCAACTGAGGCTGTGAACAAGGCGGTCCAACGCCTGTCTGACACGTTGAAGCAACAACAGCTCGCGGCGGCAGCGGCTGGCGCAGCGGGGGCGGGTGGTGTAAACGCGTTCCAACAGGCCATGGCGAAGCTGACTCCGGTCGGTCAGCAAGTGGCCAACATCATCCTGCAGATGAAGTCGGCGCTCAGTGGAGCTGCCCAGGAATCGTTCCTGCCCGGCTTCTTAAAATTCCTGCAGGACCTGCAGCCGTTGATGCCTCAGGTTCGAAAGGCAATCGAAGAAGCGGGCGGTGCGTTCGGTCACTTCTTTGAGCAGTTGGGCGCGCTATTCCAGAACAAGCAATTCGTTAGCGACTTCTTCGAGGTACTGCACCAGGGTGTCGGATTCATGTCGCAAGTGGGCGGCGGATTCCTGGACATGTTCAACAAGGTGATGACCGCCGCTTCGCAAGCCGGTCCGATTGTAGAGGCTGTCGGATCGGGACTGTCGGAGATTCTATCCAGTGTGGGTGATCTGTTCGCGGGCCTGGTTACCGGGGGCCAGGGCGCGGGCGACACCATCCACGGCGTCCTCACTCTGATCTCAGATCTACTCGGACCGATAGGAAAGCTGGTTGCCGCGATTTCGGCTGCCCTTGGACCGGCAATCAACACCTTGCTGCCACCGTTGTCCAGGTTCATAGGCGCCCTGACCGAAGCTCTGTTGCCGGTGATCCGTGCGCTGTCCCCGCTGTTCGACCTGGTGGCCCAGGTGCTGGGTGACGTAATGGAAGCCATATCTCCAATCTTGAAGCCCCTAAGCGATTTGATAGTTGCGCTGCTGGATCTGCTGGCTCAAGTTCTGACGCCGCTGATCCCGTTGATTCGCGAGATAGCTGACATGTTTGGTGTGTACCTGGCCAAGCACATACAAGACTTGGTGCCCTTGGTCCAGACCGTCACCGAGATGTTGATCAAGATCATGCCGGTATTGATACCGCTGATCGAAGACGTTCTGAAGCTGGCTGACGCGTTCATGCCGCTGATGGAGATGTTCACCCAGTTCGCTGTTGCAGTTTTGCAGAAGGTAATCCCCCCGATTACCAACATGATCACCTGGTTCTTGACGTTGGTAGACAAGATCCTGGGGCCGGTAGTGCAAGGATGGTCCATCCTGGCGGGAGACATCGAGCACTGGATGCAGGTCATAGCGGGGTCGGTATCTTCCTGGCTGGGCAAGATTCCCGAATTCTGGAATGAGACCGTAGGATTCATCAGCAAGTTGCCCGGTCGGGTGTCCAGCGCAGTATCTGGCCTGTGGGACGGCTTGTGGAACGAGTTCAAGAAGGTGTACAACTGGATAGCTCGGGCGTGGGACGGCCTGTCGTTCACTCTGCCCAGCATCGACCTGGGACCGCTGGGCAAACTGGGCGGATGGACCGTGGGCATACCGTCGTGGGCCCAGATACCTCAGCTGGCGCAGGGAGGAAATATCGCCGAAGGCGGTGTGGCCGTGGTGGGTGACGCCGGACCCGAACGGTTGTTCCTGCCCAAGGGGGCAAAGGTCGAGCCACTGGGGTACGGCCACACTCAGCCGGGGCCTGCGGCGCAGTCGGGCGGGGGTGGTGTAGTGGTACAAAATTTGGTAGTCAACATCACTAACCGCATGATGGCTGACTTTAGCCGACCGAACTCGTTGGACGCCAATTCGAAACTGTATGCTAAGCAGATTCGAGATGCGCTGATTACGGTGAGCAGGGACAACCCATGACGCAGTTCGGTGTAATCAACCTGGGGCGATTTCCGCTGGTGGAGTTCCCCACCCAGGTTGCTACCGACGCTAGTTCAGCGCCTTCGTCCACCACCCCCACCGGTCGCACACTGAAGATTTCAGGACAAGAATCGGTGCCCTCGGCTTCCAATATCGCTACTACTTCCGCGATGCTGGAAGCCTGGCGGGCGGACATGGCCGGGTTGGTGAACGCCTTTGTTCCGGTTACGTTTACCGACAAAGTAGGACTCAACGGGTACTACATCGTAATCGACCATTCAGCCGATCTACAGAACTGGGAGGGCGAACAGCAGACCCTCACCTGGGCGCTGGACTTGATGCGAGTCGGTACCGACTTCGAAATCGACATTGAATCTCGACTGACGGGAACTACTCGAAACAATTCGTTTGGGCTGTCTGGTGTGCGCTGGCACTCACCCAGCGTCGGGCACTACTCATACTTCAGTGCGCAGGGGAATACTCCGAGCGTAGTGAACCGGGTGGGTTCTGACGGCACACACGTGGTGTATCTCGGGTTGCCCGCTAGTTTGACCACCATTCCCCGCTGGGGTTGTGCAGTCGGCAACTACATGAACGGACGTGTGTACTTCCAAGATCAAAACGGCATAGAACGGTCTGGCGTCCAATTTACGCCTTCCAACCCCACGAGCTGGACACTGGCCAACGGGCTGTTGAAGATCACGCCGGTATCGGTGGGCAGTGGTGTAATACAACTGCAGACCTACAACAACCCGACAGGATTTGCCGCCGCCAAGGTGTGGGATCTAAAGTTCAACAGCACGAGCCTAGGCCAGCCGCAGGGCGTTTCTCTGTTGCGTAATGAACCCGAAATCGTTGTTCTTCGCATGCTGTTCACCTACCAGTCCGTAACTCGAATCACCTGCGACTTGACGTTGCGGCGCGGTGCTCGGCACGTGGAGGTGTTTTTGCAATCGCAGGTGTCAGGCCAGTTCAAGGTGGTTCGAGCCACAGCGGAGGTCGGGTCTTCCGCAACCGGGTATGTTTATGCTACCTCGGCGGATGCAGCAGGCGACAAGTACATCGTAGGGTCAGCGTTGTCTACCACGGCGGATCTGGTCAACGGAGGCATAACATCCTCGGCTTCGGTTGTGTACATGGACGCGCTGATCGGGGCCCAGGTTTCCACTTCAGCGTCCGGAGATCTGGTTGCTGATTTGTACAACCAGTACTTGGCTACACCGTCTGAACTGATACAGGGCGTCCGCCGGTGAGGGGGGTGGTGTAGGTGTCCGTCACTGAAACGATCATGGCTCCCGGGTCGTGGTCGGTTACTCTGTCTCCGAACACTCCTCGTTCGATCATCGACGCGCTAGCTTATTACCAGCACATTGTGATCTCGACTGGACGGCACAACCCGGTGCTGGAAGGAAACGGGCTGTTCAGTTCGAGCCGCTACACCGGGTACATAACGGGCCTGGATTTTCAGTCTCTGTCTCAGGGACGCGGCCCAGTGATCTCTGGTGACGGGTTGGCTGGGTGGCTGGGGAACGCCTCCAAGGTCGGACCGATCATCGAGGGCAACAACACCCCGGGGTCGTCCGCCAACGGTTACCAGTTCACTAGCGCAGCGTACGCCACGGTGGTAAATACGCTGCGACCGGTGGCGATCGGTGCGGGTACCATTTACTCAATGCCCACCTCCGCGACATACACCGGTGGGTTCGTATGGAAACTGCCCAGCGAAGCTCTGACGTCGTTTGCGACTCAGGTCACTCAGGGCCCGGCCGACACTCAAATAGCTGAATGGCGCGTAAACAGCAACTGTACCCTGGATTTCGGACCGATCGCTAGCCTATACCGCACTGTCCCCACTGTCGCGGTCGTATCGAAAAATGCTGGCGTGGACATGGCGGTACGCGGTCTGTCCGGGGTTGCGGAGTTAATCGAAGACGTTAAAGACTACACCACCCGAGCGATCGTACTGACTGGTGGTGAAGGTCAAACAATCGCGGCTGGAGTGGCCAACAGCTCAGACGTGGGTGCTTCAAACCCGTATACCGATTTCTTCGGCAACCCGGTAAAGATGACTCGGCTGATCAGCGCCTCTTCGGTGTCATCGTTGAACGCCAACCAGTCGGCGCAGGCTGCCCTGATTCCGTACACCACCCCCGCTGGCCAAGTTCGGCTGTCTAGTGACGACTACGACATCCGGGGTAATTTGCAAGTCGGCGACTATGTGTGGCTGTACGACCCGGACGCGGGGTTTGTAGACTCCTCGAATGAGATTGTATTCCGAGGCCAGAGGATAAACCCGACCAGACAACGACTGATTCAAGCCGACTGGCCGGTTACCTCGGATATGACCGTCGCCTACCGCGACCAAACGGGTACCTGGCACGACCTAACCGACTACGTGATGTTCGAGGACGGCAACGCCACTCAGCTGACTGTAGGTGGATACAACCGCAATCTGGTTAACTCGTCTGAACCGGTGGGGCCACGACCGCAGCCGGACACCACGATTCCAGGTGTGCCGGTATTCGGGGCGTTTTCCAGTACCTCCTACCAAGGTGTGTCGGACGGTCGGACCAAAGCTCAGATCCAGGTACAATGGTCGACTCCGACCAACACAGACGGCACCACTATGACGGACCTGGATCATTACGAAGTCCGGTATCGCCCCAACCTGGGATTCTTCACCACCAACCCCACTTATTCCGCGCTGAATCTAGCCGGATACACCTACAGCAGCCTGGCATCTCTGGGCGGGACCTACAACAACCTGATCCCTACCACCGTATCCAACTGGAAGGTGACGTTTGTAGCGGGTGGAGTCAACCAACTGCTGGTGCAGGAACTGACTCCGGCGGTCGCTTACGACTTCCAGATTCGCGCGGTAGACACTGCCAACCCCCCCAATTATGGGGCTTGGTCGGCCACTACTGACTATCAGGCGCAGATGGACACAATTGCGCCACCCACCCCGAATACGCCGTCCGTAGCCAGCAACATGGCCTCGGTGCAGGTTACCTGGGACTGTGGAAGTGCGTCGGGTGGAACATTTAACCAAGCGGTTGACCTGCATCACGTCGAAATTCATGGTTCATACGAGCCACTGTTCACGCCCGTTAGCGCCACCAAGTTGGGCAATCTACCGGCCAACATCGGAAATATCACCGGTCAGATACCGGTGGTGGGGTCGTTCACTCTGCCGCCGAATCAGCCACCCGCGAATGCCATGTACATCAAGCTGATAGCGGTGGATGAAGCAGGAAACAAATCGAATCCCAGCGCGGCTGCCGGGTCTACTGCCACCCTGTGGTCAAACGCCTACATAACCGACTTGTCAGTGTCAAAGCTTACTGCCGGTACCATCACCGCCAGCATCATCCTAGGTGGCACAATTGCCACCGCCGCTTCCGGTCAGCGCTGCGTCATGGATTTGAACGGGTTCCACTCGTACGACGCCAGCGGCAACTTGGTGTTCGATGTGAACGACACCAGCACGATTCTTACGTTGGGTAAGGTGGGAGCCACTCCGGCTCAAATTACCGTCGACACCAGCACCACCCAGCCTACGATGTACTTCTACTCGGCCCCGGCTGGGTCCAACCCCGCCACAATTCAAGCCTATGACTTGTCCAGTGGCGCCGGTATCCAGATATCCGGAGGCCTGGTCAACTCCGGAACTCGTAGAGCTTACATTCAGATCGGTGGGTTTGGCAGTACTTTTCGTCAGGTAGACGGTAACGGGAACTTCGACGGTGGGTTTTATGACCACAACCACGGCACGGTCCATTTTGGTAGCGGAAACGCTTCGGGTGTACTGGCTGACTTCCAAACTGCGTCCAACACCGGGAATTGGCTGATCACTGGAACTTGGCCGTCCAATGCAAATACTGCTCTGGACGCCTTGTGCGGGTCTGCCACCGACATTGCCGCCGGTTTTGGAGCACTGGTCCTTACCTATGGGCCCACCATGGCCAGCCAGGTCAACCCGATAGCGACCATATTCGATTCGTTCAGTACCAACACTTACGCTGCCGTGTCCGCAGACAGTGTTACCGGATGTACGGTAAACTACCCCAATGCAAAAGCGGTGCGGGTCATGATTTGGGCGTGGAGACAGTGACGATCGAAGAACATAGAGTTGACGCTGTGAATCGGTGTTCGGTGTCCAACCGCGATGATTGGTGGGCTGTAGACATGACGCAGCCGGACGGAACACGGGTGCGGCACGTATTTCCGCCGGAAACGCTGCACTGGCGAGCGGCCGAGTACGGGTACGACCCGACAGACGCGGCCAGTTTGCTGGACGTTGTTCTTCATGAACGTCATATAGTCGGTCACACCCACCAGCACCCGGATTTCATATACAACTGCGACCGAGACACAGCACGGGTGGGGTTGGACGGTCGCTTGAACAAGGTCAAAAACCGAGTGCGAGTGGTGGACCCGGACGGCCATCTGGCGAAGATCGTGACGGCCCACGTTCACGTACCAGAAGAGCACTCCCAGCGGCAAGCGTACGTCGATCACGTACGCCGCCACGGCACGAATCCCCACAAGGAGGTCAGCCGTGGCTGACACCAACACCGCCAACATCGGGCTGCTACTGCCAGACCTGGGCGACACATTCAATTTCGCCCTGCATGTAGAGAACAACTTCAGCACCGTAGACTCGATGATGGGCGCGCCAGACTGCACCTCCACCACCCGCCCCAGCAACACGTACAAGGGCCAGATCGCGTACGAGCATGATTCAGGCCGATACGTTCAGAATACGGGAACCAAGGCCAGTCCGGTATGGACCTACATGTCTCATTCGGCCATGTCGTCCACCAGCTCGGCCCATCCCACCAGCGGATTGTCCACCGGGCTGCAGATATACGAGACCGACACCGCTTTGTCGGCTATCTACAACGGAAGTTCTTTCCTCTACCCCAGTGGGCAGCTGCTGGCCAAGACGGTGCTAAGCGGTACATCCGCGTCTGTCACGTTCAGCAACATACCCCAGAACTTTACCAACCTGCGTCTTGTGATGTCTGCCATCAGCAGCGGTGGTACGGCTCAGGGATGGGATTCAGGACTGGTCCAGTTCAACGGGGTGTCTTCTACCACCTACAACTGGAACACCATCTACGCCACGCAGGGCGGAGCACCCTCCACTGCGTCCGGCACGTCAGCCACATCATCCCAATTCAGCGCAGTATGGAACGCGCATTTTGCGTCCGCAGGCCGAGGGGTGAATACCGCGTTCTTCCCAAACTACTCCAACGCCACAGCTCGAAAGGGGTTCAGCTCGTACGGGTCCGCCAGTGACGGCGGGGCTGCCGGGGTCATGCAAAGCTGGTCGGGTAGTAATTCGACTGTGACGGCGGCTATCACGTCGCTCACCCTGCTTCTCAACGTTGGAAGCTTCACGTCAGGAAGCGTGTTCTGCCTGTACGGGGAATGAGCTGCTAGAATAACACCCATGGCGGATGAACAGAACGACCGGCCCACACATATAGAGATCGACTGTTCTACCGGCGCGGTCACCCACACCGTGCTGGCCGATCAAGAGATCGAAGACATGCGACAGGCCCAAGTCCGGGCTGACCGAGAGCACCGGGCACGAGTGGACGCTGACGCGGAGCTGGCGCGGGCGGCAGCTGACCATCCGGATCCCCTGGTCAAGGCTCTAGCACAGCGAGCGGGTCTGTTGTGACCGTCGACGCCAACACCGAACAGATTCCTCATCAGCACCTGATCGCTGAGTTGGAATCTCAGCTGCACACCAGGACTTCAGAACTGGCACTAGCGAACGCCCGCATCCGTACTCGGGACGACCAGATTCAGCGGATAAAGTCCGACCTGGACGCCGCCAACCAGAGAATCAACGAGCTGCTGGACGAGAAACACGGAACGGCGGTGTAGTTGCTATCGGCCGTCCCACCACCGGATCGATTCTCGATACATCCAGCCCGCCAGCAGCCCTATTCCTGTCACCGCTGCCGTGAGCAGCGCGTGAGACTCGGTGGGGTCAGACACCTCTCGCCACAAGACTGTAGGAAACAGCACCAGTATGATCAATGCTCGCTGGTACCTGGCGTAGGCGACGTTTCTCTTCTTGAAGTTCTCAGTCAGTTTCATCGTTGACTCCTCAGTACTTGTATACGCAGATCCCCGCCGGGGATCACTCGGTGCCCAAGGCCGACCGGCGGGGGGTGGTGTAGGGAGTTCAGAAATGTCCTAGAGCATCTTGTCCTCCTGTCACGGTAGGCCGTACAAAGACCAGCCTAGCACTCACGTGTCAGGAAGACAATATTAGTCGTCTCGCAGGGACTCCAGCAGGGCCCCGTACTTGTTCTCAGCGTCTTGCCGGGCCCTGCGCTCCTGTTCCAGGGCGACTTCAAGCATCGCGTTCTCGTGGACCATCATTGCGATCAGGCGGGCGTTCTTGTTCTGAGTCGCCTGCGCCAGCTCCTGCGGGTCGATGTAGACTTCTTCGCGGTCCGTCCCGATCTGGGCGGACGCGGTCGTTCCGTCCGGCGCTGGAGTTGCCGCCTCGATCGCTTCGGCCGCGATCTCCTCGGCAGTGGGCTTGCGAGCGGCGCTTCCGGACGACTTCGCCTTGTACTCTCTCGTCTCGCCCTGAGTCAGGTTCTTGGGGCTCACGCTCATGTCAGCTTCCTTGCGATGTCTCGGTAACGGTCCAGGATGTTGGTTGCTCGCACGACCTTGCCCTGCGGGTAGAAGGTGTAGTGCGAGACCAGGGCGTCGCCCACGATCACGTTGTCTTTGCCGACCAATGGCGGCCGATGCACCGTGATCCAGTGCTCTTCCTCCGGATAGTCCAGCACCCCAGGTGTCGGCAGGTCGCAGAACTCCTGACCGTCGATCACGTGGCACGACACACTGAATTGCTGTTTGGGAGCGAGCGGGAAGTTCTGATAGAAGAACGCCTTCTCGGGCGTGCCATCCGCCAGCCAGCCCAGCAGCAGGTTGTGGATCTTAACCGCGAACTGGCCGTCTCCCCATCCGACCGGGTCCATGCAGTAAGGTGAAGCCACCACCCCGTATTCGGTCGGGATGATATCGAGCTTCTGCGCGAACCACGAGGTGATGGCGTTGTTCCACATCAGCGCGAAACAGGCGAGCGTGCCGGGCAGGTTGACTTTGGCCGTACACAGGTTCGACACGGCGTCCTCGTGCACGTACACGATGTCGTCGTCGAATCGGAAGAACAGAGCGTTCGGGTCGGCCATGTACCGATAGGCGTATCCGGTGTTGCGCTGCTTGGGTTGCAGGCGGGGCAGCCCGGTCGGCCGTTCGATCAACCGCACCCAGTTCTTGTGCCGACGTGCCAGCTTGTAGGCGTAGGCCAGGTCCGATCCTTGGCTGTCGTCGGTGTTCAGATACAGCCAGTACTCGTCGATCAGCCCACGCTCATGCTCTCGGCGCAGATATTCGAACAGGATCGACACGGTAGATTCACGACCGTACGGCGTCCACGCCACCACCTTCTTGCCCGCGATCACGGACGACCTCCGAACAGCAGTGGCTCCCAAAACTGAGCAGCCAGTTTCTCGATGGTGAACCTCTGAGCGACCTTGCGCGCGGCTCGACCCATCTGCTCGCGCAGTGCCGGGTCGTTGATCAGTGTCCGTACCGGAGTCTCCCAGTCCCCGCCGGGGGGAACCAAAAACCCGGTCCCGCCGTCAATCACGAACTGGCGGTAGGGGGTGGTGTCGGATGCCACGATCGGGATGCCCAGGAAAGCCGCCTCCAGCGCCTTCGTGGCCACCTTCGCCTCGTTGTACTCGGTTCGCCGGTACGGCGCCACCCAGATGTCGAAGTCGATGGTGTCCAGGTAGTGGTCTGTGCCCTTGACCCACCCGGTGGTTCTTACTCCAGGAAGAGCGATCCCGATCTTGCGAGCGTACTCGTACGGCACACCGACCGTGTGCATCTGGCCGCTCCATTCGGCGACTTTGGAGAACATCTCCTTGACCGAGTCGGTCAGCTCGAACTGGGTGAACGACGATCCGGCCCAGCCGACGATCGGACACAACGCCGGGTCTTGCTCGTACGGTGCCGGGCGATCCAGATACCGCTCCGGCAGGCCGTTCGGCACCATCACGACATTATTGCAGTAGACGTCGAAGATTTCCGCCAGTCGCCAGCTGGCGCAGGTGGTGAAGGCTGCCGATGCGGCGTTAGCCAGCAACCGGGCCTGAACCCGCGAACGGCTGTACTCAACAGCAGACGGGCCGAACTCGGGATGCTGGTACATGTGGAAGTAGTTGTCATCGGCGTCAAACACTGTGGTCTTGGAGTGCTCGAAGTTCCACCGCGCCCACGAGGTGGTGGGACCGGGAAGCGCCATCCGCTGGCCCAGGATCGCCTCTGCGTCACCGTAGTTCTCGGTGTCGTAGGTGATTCCCCGCCCGACGTCGTGGCCCATCTTGCGCAACGCCTCGGCGACGATGACTGTGCGGTACCAGCCACAGCCACCGTCGTCGGCCGCCCACAACCACGCCTTACCCACGGCAGTCGGACTGATTCTGAGACAGCCACTCCCGGTGGCCGGGCAGCCAGTTGTCCGCGTACCAGGCAACCGTCCGGGACAGCCCGGAGTCCAGCGCTTCCAGGTTGGCCGGGTCCATCCCGATCGAGTGCAGGGTCTCGTTCTTGGCGACGATCCGGGCACCCGGCGTCTCGCCCGGTCGCATCGGAAGATGCACCAGCTCCGGCTGCGGAACTCCCATTGCCAGTGCCATCCCGCGCACCAAGTGTGCGACCTCGTTCACAGTGCGATGCTCGGACGGGCCGACCTCGACCACATGCGGCAGCTCCAGATGGTTCTCGGCGGTGTGCTCCAGCGTCGACACCAGCGCCTTGGCCACATCGCCCACGTACACGCAGTCCGAGACCTGCTCACCGTCCCCGTAGATCTCGATCGGCGCCCCGGTGAGGGCGCGGGCGACGAATGCCGGGATGATCTTGCGGACCTTCCCGGGGCCGTACGGCCGAGCCATCAGCTGACGCGGTCCGTAGGCGTTCACCACCCTCACCTGGTTGATCTTGGTGCCCCGGTCCCGGGCGTACATATGCCCGAGGGTCTCGACGCAGGTCTTGCTGGCCGAGTACGGGTTGGACATCCCAGCATTCCCGACACAGATGTTGACCATCGGGATGTTGTACTGAGTGGCCGCCTCCATCACGTTCATGCCGGAGATGACGTTGGTCATCACAGCTGGACGCGGGTTGAACACGGTCTCCTGCGTACCCAGTACCGAGGCCAGATGGATGATTCCGTCGACGTGAGCAGCCAGCTCGGTTACGGCGACCTCGTCCCGGCAGTCTCCCAGCATCACCGGCCAGTAGGCCTCTGGAGTGTCCGCCACCGTGTGCCGACGATCGCGACGATGGTCGAAGATAACCGGAGTGTGACCACGCCGATGCAGCTCGTCCACCACGTGCCCTCCGATGAATCCGGCTCCGCCGGTCACCGCAATCTTCACTGTGTAGCTCCTTTGGGGCTGTCGGCCGGATCTGCCGCACCGATTAGACCACAACCTGACAATGGTACGATACTATCATGGTCGACCTAGTATTTGAAGACCCGCCAGATCCCGGGGCCCGAATCTATCGCCCGGAGTACGACGTTAAAAAGAATGCCGACCGCGAAGAGATCGTGGCCGCCTTGCCACGTCACCCCGGTCGATGGGCCATAGTGTCTCGTCATACATCCCGGGTGCGAGCTGGACAGGTGGCCCGCGTGTTACGCGAACGCTATCCGGCCCCGTATGAATTCCGCACAGCTGTCAACCCGACCGGGGAGGGGGTGGTGTATGGCCGATATACGGCTTCTGATGCTAACATTTAGGCAACGGAGTCGACAAAGGAGCCCCGTATTGTCCCTGTTCGCCACGACATTGGGGGTCTAGATCCGATGACGACCTCCGTGATATTCCAGCAAGCCGGACCCTGGGGTATCGTGGCTCTTGTGGTAGGTGCGGTGGTGTTCGGGTACCTGGTGCCCAGATCTCTGCTTAAGGAGACCCGCCGAATTGCGGACATTTGGAAAGAGACTTACGAGCACGAACGAGAAGGCCGGGTAAAGGCGGAGGAACAGCGTGACGCGTTACTGGTCGGGTACGCTAAGACTGCAAACCAAGTCATCAGTGCCCTTCCCGCCCCCGGCTCCACCCCGCCAACTGTCGCAAGCCGAACCCCCGACCCCAAGGGCGATTCTGATGCGACTGTGGCAGTCTAGGAAGTCAAAGCAGCTGAAGCAGGAGAGACGGGAGGCCGAGGCCGCCCGCCAAGAAGCCCGCGCACAGAAGGCTCGTGTCAAGGCACGAAGCCCTCAGGTCAAGGAGTTGGTGACACAGTTGGCTGCTACCCGGGACGCCGACCAACTGGCGGGGCGCATACAGACTGCTTTTCAGCGCAAGTGGGCGGCAGACGCCAACCGCACGGTAGGCAAACTCAGCTCCTTCGCCCAGGAGTTGTCCCGTGAAGCCGACAGGAGGCGTGAGGGAGACTCGAAGGCATGACCGATCCTGAGCCAGACGACCTGGCTGTTGTGGGCAGCCAGCTGGTCCAAGAGGTCCAGGGGCTGTCCCGTAGGTTTCGATTGCTGAAACACGTGACGATCGGGCTGGCTGCCAGTTTCTTGCTGGACCTGATCATCACCGCCGTACTGTGGAGCGTGGTACACGGTCAGATCAACATCAACCACCGCCTTCAGCAAGCGCTGGCCCAGAACTACACCACCTCCCAACAGCAGAAGCAAGTACGCACCGACCTGCTGTGCCCGCTATATCAGATGCTGATCGGATTTGCCGACAACCCTTTGCCGGGGGCGTCTGCTGGACAACTGGCTAACGCGGCCAAGGCGTCTAGCGCGCTGCACAGACAGTATTCAAGACTGGATTGTCCGGAAGCCAGCAACCCCTGACGTAATATAGCCAGGTGGTCAATCCCTGTGCTACCATACGGGTATGGACAGCCCTACGAAAACACCGGTCAGCAACGCCTCCTTCGGCCGCGCTGTGGGGGTGCATTTCACGACGGCTTCCCGCTATCGCAATGGGGAGCGGGTGCCGTCCATCGACGTGGCACGCAAGATCGTGGAGGAATACGACCTCGACCTGGATGAGATGACCCAGGCGATGGCCGGAGGCCGCGAGACTTTCGGCCACTACATCCGCATGCACGTCTTCGGACCTGAACCCGAGGTCGACCTGAACGAAGACGGCTCTGAGAGAAAGATGGCCGCGTGACAACCAAGTCCTTGTACCCCAACACTCCCGCAGGCTGGGCCACGCAGGCGCGCGACTGCCTCAAGCTTGCTCTGGCTCAGTTGACCGCCAGCCAGTACCGACAGGTCCGGATCGACCGGTGGGAGCACCCGCAGACCAAGACCGTGATCGAAACCGGATACGCCTACGGCGAGACTCGCCTAACCGTCCACGAGACCCGCGAGGAGTACGCGTCACCAGTGGTTACCGACATCCGGGTAACTGGACCCAGCGGCAACGAGCAGTTCCGCACGTTCCGCAGGCTCGCAGGGGTCTGACGGGCGGGGGTGGTGTAGCCGGTTCTACCCTGCTTGACACTGGGACAATCCTATGCTAGTATGGTCTCAGTAGCTGGGGAAAACCGAAGCTGGGGGTTGAGGAAATGCCGAAGCTCGAAATCCGCGACATGCACCCGATGTTCGCCCTGAACACCACCGACGCACGCAAGATCGCGACCGAGGTCGTCCGCAGGTGCGAGACCCCGGCCCGGCGTCAGCACCAGCCCGGGGCCAGCGAGAAGGCCCGGGAGTGGGCGGGAAAGCTGGTGCAGAGCCGCCAGTACGAACTGCTTCCCGACCACTTGTTGCAGGCCGTGGCCCGCCTGACCACCGGCGGTCCGGTTGCCGCGAAGGAGTGCAGCCAGCTGATCGACGCCTTGAAGGAGCTGCCGTACCGGGCCCGCCCGGCGGCTCGGCCGCAGGCTTCGCCCAAGGTCACGGACGGCTTCTACAAGCTGGGTGACGACTACGTGAAGGTGCAGCAGGCCAAGCACGGCAGCGGCCACCTGTACGCCAAGCGCTGGGACGGTGCGCACTGGCAGTACGAGTCGGGTCTGGTCCACAAGCTCACCCCGGCCATGGAGCTGACCGCCGAGCAGGCTCGGGAATGGGGCAAGCTCTACGGCAACTGCATCTTCTGCTCGATCGACCTGACCGACGAGCGCAGCATCGACGCCGGTTACGGCCCCAAGTGCGCTGCCAAGCGCGGCCTCCCCTGGGGCTGACCGCACAGACCGCCGACCCTGCCGTCACGGCGCCCGGCAGGGTCGGCACATGGACCGGAAATCGGATGAGTCAAGCCCGTTCGAGTCGGGCGTCCCCTCGGAACGGGGTGTGGGGTTCGATTCCCCTTCATTCTTGGTAGCAAAAAGGGAGATATCCCGCTCGCAGGTTCGAGTCCTGCCCGGTCCACCCAATATGCAAAAAAGCACCATACAACAACGAGAGGCATCGATATGACCACGGCACAGGAGTTGCAGGAACAGGCCGAACGGCTGATTCGGTCAGCCAAGGACGACCCGGACACCGAGCTGTGGGCGGCTCCTCACCCGGTCCCGCAGGAGTGGTCTCACGCCGACCCCGAGGGCACGAACGGCCCGGACGGTGAGCCGCAGACCCCCGAGGCGCCCGACGTCGACCCGTACGGCTGGGTCGCGGCAGTCGAGGACGGGCGGCCTACGGTCGAGGACTCTACCGGCGAACAGATTCAGGTCCGACCGCATCACACGGTGGTCTGGACCCATGGGTTCCCCGAGCCGGACAAGTTCGACTATGCGGTGGCCAAGGTGCTGCCGAACGGCACCCTGCTGGTGACACTGCCCGGCCGCAATGTCCCGCTGAAGGGCTACGCCCCCGGCGTCTGGCTGACCTTCGAGCATGTCGGCCCCGAGTACCAGGTCACCCCGAAACACTACGAATTCACCGTCAACCGGGCGAAGGCCAAGGACATGACGATGGGTGTGACGTACGGGGGAGGACCGACCCTGGCCGACCAGTCGGACGACGGGTTCACCTCGCAAGAACGCCAGGAGTGGACGGAGCGGCAGCGCGCCCAGGACCAGGTGACGGCGGAGACGTACCGAGCACGGGCCGCTGCCCACGCCGACCGTGCCATGAACAAGCTGAGCATGGCGCCGTGCACCTCCGACGTTCTGGCTCGGAAACAGTCCAACGACGACCTGGTGGCGTCGGCGCTGTCCACCGTCAGCGACACCCAGAACCTGCCGAAGGTCGAACAGGCCGTGGCGGGAGGTGGTGCACAGGCCCCAAAAGCCCCCGGCGTCCGCGCGGACGCGGGACGCACCGTTCGGACGCCCCGACCCGGTACCGGCGTCCCCGCCGAGGACGCCGAGGAGAAGACATCCGGCTGGTTCCGGTCGCTGTGGCAGTCGCTGAAGAACCCCGACTGGACCGAGGACTGAGTCCCTGGACACCGGGTAGGTACGGTCCCACGCGTCTGCCTGACATGTTCCGCCCCGCCACTGTCATACTGTCGCTGTAGAATTCTCCCCTACCGGCCTGAAAGGTTCTGTCGAGATGAACACCACGATTGAGCACCGGCCTGCCGAGTCCTTCGAGCTGAACGGCAAGTGGAACACCCCGTGCGTCTGCGGCGAGAAGTTCACCGGGTCTTCGCCCAGTGCTGCCTACGGCAAGGCTCAGAAGCACGCCAACAAGGTCTCGCCGAAAGCCGAGCAGCCCGGTACCTCCACCACCCCCGCTCGCGCCAAAGTGTGCGGATGCGGATGCGGCGAGCAACTGGCGGCGAAGGCGGGCGGCCTGTTCCGCTCCGGCCATGACGCCCGGTTCAAGTCCATCCTGACGACCGCTCACGCCCAGGGCGACACGGTCCGACACCCGCTGACCGGAGAACTGGACCAGGCGATCTCGATCGCGGAGTGGCTCGACGAGCGCCGGGGTGGCGGCAGCGAATTCTGGCGAAACAAGGTGCTGGCGGGGCACAAGCCTCAGCCGGAACGCCGCGCGCCACACACCACGATGCTGTCTGACGCGGAAGCCAAGACCCGAGCCAGCCTCGATCGAGTCGATCGGATAATGGAATTCCAGGCCACTCGGCGGCCGACTTCCGGAGACGTCGGAACGGTGAAGCTGCGTTCTGGGCAGTTCGGGGCCCAGGTGCTGCGCAGGCAGGACAACGAGAACCTGCAGATTCGGCTGCTGGAGGGGTCGGCCCGGGGCCAAGAGATCGTGGTGGCGGATACCAAGTTCACCAAGGCCAAGCGGAAATGAGCAACCACGAACTAACGGCACAGGAGTGGGCCAGCGTCGTCTATTCGACGCTGGCCGCTCACCCGGATTGGGTTGAGATAACTGTGACCGCGATACAGCAGGGGGTGGTGGAGGCGATCGACCGTCAGAAGGAGCGGACGATGAAGGTCGGTCTCGGGTTGATGGAGGCGCTGAACAGCCAACCGGGCGCAAAGAGACGCGACGGTCAGCGAATCATCGAAGCAATCGAAGTGTCCCAGTTCCATCCGACCCCGTGGTCGGCCAAGATGATCGACAGGGAGAACAAGTGACGCGTCGGATCGATCCGGTCACGATCTCATGGTCAGAGATCGACACGTACCGAGACTGCCCCCACAAGCACGACCTGGCCTACAAGCAGAGGTGGGTGGGCAAGACCACCAGCCCGTCCCTGCAGAAGGGCAGCCTGTACCACAAGGTGATGGAGGGCCACTATCGGTCTCTGATGGAACGTCCGGGTGACCTGATCTCCGCTCGGCTGGCTGCTGAGAAGTGGCTGACCGAGTGGTCGACCGAGTGGGGCGGCAACGACAACGAGTATGCCGAGCTGATCTGGTGGATGTACGATGGGTACGTCAACCGGTACGGGGCTGACGACGACTGGGAGATCCGAGGTGTCGAGCAGAAGCTGGAGGTGCCGCTGCTGACCAAGCAGGGCAGGCGGTCCAGGTTCACCTTGAAGATGCAGATCGACCTGATTGTCAGGATCCGGTCGATGCGCGGCCGTCTGTTCATCGTCGACCACAAGACCGGCGCCGATCTTCCCAAGCAGAAAAATCTGGACATGGCCGACCAGTTCAGCTTCTACCTGTGGGGCATGCGCGAGCTGGGATACGAGGCGTTCGGCGCGATCTGGAACGCGGCACGATCCACCCGGCTGAAGCGGGAGATGACGCTGACCGAGCGATTCGACCGTCCGATGCTGGCACGCACCGATCGGGAGCTGTCTACCATCGCTCAGGAGGCCTACGCCACCGCCCGCAAGGCATACGCCGCCAAGGCGATCGCTGAGCGCCACCCGGACGCTGACCGGTGCCAGTGGAAGTGCACCCAGTTCCTGGAGGCGTGCCTGCTAGGACGTAAGACCGACGCCGCGCGAGAGCGCCAGTTCCTGCTGGACACCGGCTACATCCAGGACGACACCCGGCACTAGGAGGATCCGTGCTGCACGTATACCGGCACCACTCTCGCCACGTATGCTGGTGGGCTGTCCCGTTCATCGGTATCGGGTGGCTACTGGTAGCGTGCGCCTGGCTCTTGGTGTGGACCCTGGTGTGGTTCTATGAGGCTTACGTAGTAGGCAGCGTCCGGGCGTTCAACACCACGCGCGCGGTGTTCCATTGGCCCAGATAGACAGCTCGCCCGGCGGTATGAGACGATAGCGGCGTAGCCCAGAATGTGCTGCGCCCACAGGGAATAGCTGGTCTGCGGCGGTTCCCCGGTGAAGGGGCGGCCGGGGTGGTGGCAGAGGTGCGATCCGAGATTGGCCAAGTAGTGCTCGGCAAGCACCGGAGTACAGGCGGTACATCCTGCGTCGGTTTGTTCATCTCCCGACACAGGGTTCTTTCCCGTCGCTAAGCCGGTTGGATTCCGGCTGCCACCCCGGCCACACAAGAAGCAGACAGAATAGAACAAGATCAAACTACATCGATCATCAACCCACCAGAGAGAGCAGAGTTGAGCGAGAACAAGAAGAAGGATAAGAAGTACAGCCAGTCTTTGGACGAGATGGCCGAGTACTTGAACATCCTGTACTACGGCGAGCCAGGGTCGGGCAAGACCTCCGCCGCCGCCGCCATGGCCCACCTCGGCGTGGTCTACCTGCTGGACGTCGAGTCCGGTGCAAAAGCCCGGCCGTTGAAGAAGCTGGGTATCCCGGTCAAGAACATACGGCCGGTGCAGGTGTCCTGCTACAAGGACATCGAGGAGTTCTACTGGTACCTGAGGCAGGAACTGGAGGACGGCCAAGATGTCGCCGGGGTGATCTTCGATTCGATCACCGAGATCCACGACACGTTCATCGGCGAGCAGGTCGGCATCCGGCATGAGAAGGCGCGCAGGAAGGTCACCGCCCGGGACGGGTCTCTGATCCAGGACGTCGACGACAACGAGTTCCTGGTGGAGCTTCCCGAGCGCGGCATCGTGACCGAGCAGTTGCGCCGGATCACGCGCCGGTTCCGAGATCTGCCGTGCCATACCGCGTTCACCGCGCTGACCAAACGCGAGGTGTCTTCCAGCGGTGACGGCCTGGAGATGCTGCCCCAGCTGCCGCCGAAATTCGGCACCCAGCTGCGCGGATTCGTGGATGTGGTCGGATTCTGCTCAAGAGCCCCCGGCGTGGAAGATTCCTCGGGGTACCTCGGCGTGTTCCGTGACACCGGCAAGTACAAGGGCAAGGACCGCCTGGGAGGGCTGCCCGCCGTGCTGGCCAATCCGTCATTCCACCGGGTCGCCCAGGTCATCTTCGAAGAGCTGGACCTGGATTCGGACTGGGCACAGGGCCAGTACGTCAGTCGCGTGCGCGCGGCGCGTCCGGATCCGCAGCCGTTCAAGGAGGACGGCGACGAGAAGGCGCCGGAAGACAAGCCCGCCGACGAGGATTCGGCTGCGGCGTAGGGATTGACTCCCGGACAAGCTATCGTCTACCATGGGGCCAGCAGACGGACGAACCCCACTGGCTATCGTGAAAGGAACAACGAAATGCCCAAGCTGAACAGCGCCACGGCCGCCAAGGTCGAGGAGGCCGAAGGTGGTAACTTCGAGGCAATGCCGGAGGGCATCTACGACGCCGTGCTGGACGGCGAGGTGGAGACCGGCGACGGCACCAACGGCATCTACTGGAAGTGGACCTTCAAGATCACAACGGACGGGGAGTTCGAGGGCCGGAACGCCTGGCTGAACACCTCGCTGTCGGACAAGGCCATGTGGAAGCTGAAGGAGGTCTTCGAGGCCTTCGGCGTGGCGGCCGACACCGACACCGATGACCTGATCGGCAAGCCGGTGAAGCTGATGATCGTCCAGAAGATCATCGGGGGCGGTAGCCGCAAGGGGGACATCGGCAACGAGATCCGCCAGGTTCTGCCGTACAGCCAGGCCACCGTGAGCACCCCCGGCGCCGACAAGGCCGGGTCGAAGAGCGGCAAGTCGAAGAAGCCCGTCGAGGACGACGTCCCGCTGTTCTAGCACGCGGGCACACGCACAACCTGCAGCCCCCGCCGTTCCCATGTTGGACGGCGGGGGCTGCCGCATCTCCTATACACTCGGTGTTGGTCTCTTCTAATACAAAAGGGCGGGTGCCGCATGCGCAACACGCAGGTGGAGGAACAGTGGCGGGAGCTGTTCGAACAAGGGGCGTACGTTTTCCCCTTGCCTGCGGGCGGTAAGAACCCTGGAGATCTGGGGATCAAGTGGCAAAAGACCTGGGTAGAAAAGCAACGCAACCCGTGGCCCCAGCTGGCGGCTGCTCAGTTCGATGCCGAAGGGCTGTGGCTGGCGTGCGGCCAGATCTCCAAGCGGGTGGTTCTAGACATCGACAAACCTGAGGCGGGAGATTACTGGCGCGACAAGATCGGCCCCGACGTATTTGACCGGGCGCTGCGAGTTAGCACCGGCAAGGGATACCACCTGCACTTCCGAATCCCGGACGACGACGATCGGCCGTGGGAATGCCACTCCGACAATGATCTCGGATACGATCTGCGGGCGGACGGGGGTGGTGTAGTGGTGCCGCCGTCCGTACATGCCTCCGGCCGTGTGTATGAGTGGGCAGGCGGAGAATTGCTCGACGTGCCGGAGGCGCTACGCCACTCCCCCCACAAGGACTCCAATGTTAAATCGTTGGACCGGGCGCGGGAGAAGCGAACCCCGGGCAGCACTCTCACCGGTCTACTGGCAGATCCTCCGAGCGAAGGTGGGCGAAACAACTGGCTGACCAAGGTCGGCGGGCACTTGGCTCGACTGTGGCCCGGCCCGATGCAGGACGCCTACCTGGAACTGATGCAGTACATCGGACAGAACCTGCCGGATCCGATGGACGATGGTGAGATTCAGAAGACTGCGGAGTCTGTGTGGGACCGGGAGAAAAACCGCTCGGGGGAACTACCACATGAAGCCGCATCCGGCTGGCTGGCCGGTCGGGACGGCAAGCTATACACCCGGCGCAAGGCCGAAGACGGCAACATATACGCGGTAGAGTGGGCAGATTTCGACATCCACGCCCGGCGTGTCGTCCAAGAAAAAGACGAGCGGGTGTTCTATGTCGACGTAGAGACCGCCCATACCACTTACCTCAACGAGCCCCTGCGAGCCGAAGTTCTGGGAAACATCAACCGACTGAATGTCTGGTTGGCCGCTCATCACATCGGAATCGTCGGACATCCCCAGGATCTGTGTAAAGTCGCTTACGGCACCCGGCTGATCCGGTACTTGCTGGCGCAGAACCCTGAAGCGGCACAGGTAGCTACGCATTACGGTCACCAGGAGGATGGGTCGTTTCTCACTCCGGATGGGTTGGTGGAGGGAGGCGGTGTAGTGCCGCATCGGACTGTGGTTCCGGCCGCGCACCTGTCCGGCTGGGTCAACTATCGATACGGTGTCTGCCCGAAGGATGAAGCGGTACAGGTGCTGCGTGAGGTGTTGACCTTCCAAGAAGAGACGGTGGCGTCGGTGTTCGGCGCCTGGTGGGCGATGTCCATTCTGAAGGGCCGGTATCCGGCTTCGCTGTTCCCGTTCATGATGCTGGAAGCGGGGTCGGAGTCCGGTAAGACTACCGGATTCTTCGCGATGATGGTGGCGCTGGCCGGGTCCAAGGACGGGCCTGGACAGCATACAGCAGCCAGTTTCCGTGACGCGGTGGCTGCCCACCGTAACGGCATAGCATGGCTGGACGACCTCACTGACCTGTCCGGCGGCCAGGTGGTAGACATCATCCGCCAGGCTACCTCGGAGGGAAACCGGGGCAAGAAATCTGGGGACAACAAGTCGACCGAGCGGGTTACGTTGCTGTCGCCGATTCTGGTGTCGGGCGAGGGGTCGGGCACTATGATGTCCGAGAAAGCGATGCATGACCGGGCGGTGAAGCTGTCGTTCGGGTCCCCCAAGGGACGCCGGTCGTTGCGAGATCCGGAGCGCCCGCAGTGGGACGACGTGGTGGAGCTGTCCGCACGGTACGGGGGCCACGTAGCTGGCCTCACAGCGGTAGCCGGGTCCGTAGTGGCCCTGGTGCTGTCTGAGGCTCCCCGTCTGTCTCTCCTGGCTTCTCTGCGCCCCCCCGGTGCCGGACGCCACGCGGACAAGATGGCCATTCTGCGGATGGGTGCCCGTATCTTGTCGGCGGTAACCGGTGACGAGGAGCATGTCGCGCGAGTAGACGCCTGGGCCGAGAGCCAGGCAGACACCGGGGCAGCCAACCTTGCTGTGAATGAGATCATCCCGTGGGCGCTGCGGACGGCGGGTGGTGGCATGCCCACCTCTCCCAAGGGAAAGCAGCCTGCTTACTACAACGAGCGCACGGCCACGGTGTGGGTGCACGTGGGTACGCTGGCCGACCGCTGGCACGACAGGCACAATCTGTCCGCGCGAGAGCGCCAGCTGGGATCCGAGCCTGCAATCGAGACCGAGCTGAAAGCGATCGGCTGCGGGCCGTCCCACGTCAAGAAGTACGGGCCTAAGACTCACGACGACTCCGGCCGGGCCCGCTACACCGAGATTCCGGCGGCCTTTACCGCCCAGATCCTGGAGAAGGCCGGGTACGACCTGTCTGAAGAAGACTAGATGCACGTAGGTAGCACAGTAGGATCACGCGCCCGGGGGTGTGAATCCCCGGGCGCTCGCATGTGAATTTGCTACGAGTAACTGTGATTTAACTGCCAGTTAGTACTCGTGCGCCCTCATCCGTGAGTTTTCGTGAATCGGTGTGAGTTATCTAT